CAATATCACCATATCATGTGAGGCTTCTGGAGTCGGTAGGACGCAGTATAAGACTTGGTTGAAGGATGATCCTGAGTTTGCTAAGAGATTAGCTGAAATCGAGCCTGAGGAGATTATGCTTGACTTTGCAGAGCAAAAGCTAATTGAAAGAATATCAAGAGGGGACACCTTAGCTACAATGTTTATGTTGAAGACTAAAGGCAAAAGAAGAGGGTATATCGAAAAGACTGAGGTTGCTCATGAAGGGGATGTGGTTAAGCAGATTACAGTCAACGTAGTTAAACCGAATCAAATTGGAGATATTATGAAACAAGTAGACGGAGATGAGCACAAAGCGTTACCTCAAGGTGAGATAATCAACTTTGATACGCAAACAGAGCCAGGAATGGTCGTACCTGCTTACAAGGCAGGAGAAAGTGATGAAATCCCACTTTATAACCATGATAAAGGCGAATTATTGGATATTAATGAAGATGGTGAGTATGAGGAGTAGCTACAATGCCTCTATTTCGCATTTTAAGGCGATTCTACGGCTTTTAACCCTATGTGTAGTACTATGTGTCCATTTTGGGATTGAAAGGCTTAAATGGGGCTTAAAATAGCAAAGGGGGTATACCCTTGTATAAAACCAAAAGTTTCCTAATGGGAAACACGCAACCAATTTTTTAATTTTTTTTCCTATGTCTTATGAATGTAACCACAAACATCGTCTTCGAAATCCTGCAAAACAGCCAAAAAAAAATATCAGTTATGCAAGGCGGAACAAGGTCTGGCAAAACTTACAATGTATTGACCTGGTTTATCGTGAAATTATTACAAGAGAAAGGAAAAACCCTAACCATTTGCAGATCCTCGTTGCCATCCATAAAAGGCTCAGTGATGAGAGACTTTATCGAAATACTATCGAAATATGGATTATACTCAGAAGAAAAGCACAACAAATCAGAAAATCTTTACTTCTTAGGAGGCAATGTCGTAGAGTTCGTCTCTACCGATCAGCCACAAAAAATAAGAGGTCGTAAAAGAAACTACTTGTTTATAAACGAGGCTAACGAGGTAAACTACGAATCTTGGATGCAGTTAGCATTAAGAACCACAGAAAAGATTGTAATTGACTATAACCCTTCTGATTATTACTCTTGGATCTACGATAAGGTCGTTCCTAGAGAAGATGCTGACTTTACCATTACTACCTACCTAGACAACCCATTTCTTGAAAAATCAATCGTAGATGAGATTGAGAGGCTTAAAACAGCCGACCATGAATATTGGCGTGTTTATGGCTTAGGAGAGAGGGCAATATCCCAAGCGACCATTTATACGCATTGGAAGCGTAGAAGGAACTTCCCTGATGGCGGAGATGTCTTTTACGGACTTGACTTTGGCTTTAACAACCAAACAGCCCTTGTTAGGGTTAAGAACTTTGATGGCGAGTTATTTGTTGACCAATTAATCTACGATACCAAAATGTCAACGGCTTTACTAATCGACAGGATGCGTTCTTTAGGGCTTGATAGGAACTCGGAGATATATGCCGACCCTGCTGAACCAAAAACCATATCGGAGGTAAATAAGGCAGGATTTAACTTGAAGAGTGCTGTGAAGGATGTTTATGCAGGAATCAACAAGGTAAAATCATTTCCTTTGCATATCAGGTCTGAGTCTTTAGATTTGCTTGATGAGATTAAAAACTACAAGTGGAAGACTGATACGGATGGTAACACACTTGATGAACCTGTGAAGTTTAGAGATCACTTAATGGACGCAATGAGGTATGCCATATACACAAAATATGCGAAACCGAAAAGAGGGTGGGTTGTATAGCATAAAAATTTGTTACTTTTGTAAAAATAATATATAGCGTGAATTTAACGGACATACTAAAGGCAGCTAACCCTTTTCAACAGAAGGCAGCACCAAAGGTGACTTTTAACAATCCTTTTACTGATTTCGGTGGATTGATTGGCGGAAGAACACTTTATCCAGAATTAGACCAGCAAAAATTTGTACTTGACTATAAAAACAATAGTGAGGTATATGCTATCATCAAACGTATCTCTAAAACTGTTTCTACTGTTCCTTTCTATGTTTATCAAGTAAAGAACAAAAAAGAGTTAGCAAGATACAAGTCAATGCTAAGTAATGCAACATCTACAACAGATATTGCTAAAGCTGAGTTAGTTCGTGTAAAAGCAGTTGCTGAAATAGCTGATTCACCTTTAAACGATTTGTTAGAAAAACCAAATGAATATCAATCATTCTCTGAATTTATCGAGAGTGCTGTAGGTTATAAACTAATTACTGGTAACACTTACATCTGGGCGAATAGACTAGAATCTGGTAAGGTTGCTGAACTTGTTACACTCCCATCTCAATACGTTGCCATTATTTCTGATGGTACAATAAATGGGGTTGAAGGTTATTCTTTTACGCTAGTTGGATGGGATCAATTAGATGCGAAAGACGTAATCCATCTAAAATACTTCAACCCTTACTTTGACACTAACGGTAATCAACTATATGGTTTGTCGCCTTTACAGGCTGCTTACAGAACTGTTCAGCGTTCTAATGATGCGAAGGACACATCTGTAGGTATGTTGCAGAATCAAGGACCTAAAGGTATCTTATCTGCTGATGAATCAAATGACTTCGGACCAGAAGCAGCAGGAAAGCTTAAAGAAGATTTTTACAATCAGTACGGAACAAAAACTCAAGCTGGTATCTTAAAGAATGCTGGTAAGATTTTGATTGCAGGTGCGAAGTTGAATTGGATTAACATGGGTTTAAGTCCTATTGACTTGCAGTTATTAGAATCAGAGAAAGTAACACTTAGAGAACTTTGTAATGTTTACGGAGTCAACTCTGCGTTATTTAACGATCCTGATAATAAGACTTACAACAACATGAAGGAAGCTAAAAAGGAAATGTTAACTCAAGTAGTACTTCCTGAATTAGTAGCTCTTCGTGATGCTTTCAATAGATTCTTTGCAACAGAAATTGGTCAAGGTTACTATATCGATTTTGACTTGACAGTATTCCCTGAACTACAAGAGGACATGAAAGAGCTTAGTGCTATCCTTTCTCAATCTTGGTGGATTACTCCAAACGAGAAGAGAGCAGCTATGCGTTATGAAACTATGGAAGGAACTGAAATGGATGAGATATTTATACCAGCGGGTTACTTGCCTATAGATGAGCTGACTATGTTACAAGACCCTAGAGATGCACAACAACAAAGTGACTATAATTTGCCACCTGTAAAAAGTGAAGGTTTTTTTTTGAGTAAGAACGAGCAAGTAGATGAAGTGTACGCAAAGTACAAGTCAGTTACTAACATGAGCTACTCAGAACTAGAAGCCTGGTCAAATACAGAATGTTCTAAGAAAGCATCACTTGACAGAAGCCCTATCACTAGAAACCTAAGACTATTGTCTAAGAAGAAAGAAGATTGGACTACTAAGGATGCGGAAGATGCAAACAGAACTATAAGCTTTGTTAGCAGAATGAGAGGAGCAGAACAAGGCGAACCAGCAGCAGAAGGCTGTCCTTCTAAAAGAGATATATCATTAAAAAATTGGGCGTACGATCCGTCTAAATAATGCCGAAGATACTTTATCCATCACAGCAGTTTGCTTTGCAACAAAAGATTGCAAGGAAATCAATCAGAGAATTTCAGCCTAAAATAAAAGAGGCTTTACAAGCTGACTTTGATAAAGCTGCTCAAATGGTTGAGGCATTAGGGGTAGAACAAGCGGCTAATAATCGTGCAGGATTTTTTACTGGCGATAAGATTAATAATATTTTACGAACTTTGTATGAATCAACTGGCGGTTATACTGCTATGAGATACCAACAGATGTTTGAAATGAATAAGAAAGCGGAAGAGATTGACCTTGACCCTTTAAACATTTTGGATGAGTGGTTAGTATTTATGTTATCCTATTGGACTGCGATTAGCGGACCAAAGATGTATGGCATAGAGAATACTACTGAAAACGAAATAGCTCGTATATTAGCGAATGTTATAAAGTATGGTCGTGAGAATGGATTGTCACAGAATGAAGTAAACAGGTTGGCGATT